TTAATCGTTGCATACATCTGATGCAGCCCCATCCCCGCTTTATAGCCATTATCAACCAGATAATCAGCCGAGGCTTTGACAAGCTCTTCAATAGATTTGTCTGGTGAGTAGCCATATTTTCTGCGTTGTGGTTCGCCCATTTGAATAAGGCCGACATGTTGTCCCCATTTGGTTTTCGGTCCACGAGCCCAAGGATTGAAAGTTCCCCCTGTTTCAAAAGATATGACAGTGGCAAAATCTAGGGGATCAGCACCGATACGCTGTGCTTCCCGAATAATGGCTGTGGTTAATTGTTTATCCATTAATGCTCCTTCTTATGTTGCTTGTATAAATCTTCCAATTCACGCACATCATGGCCGTGTTCAGCCTTCCATTTGTTCCATTGTGTGGAGTTAGGATAAATACCCTCTTTGACAAGTTGTTGTGCTTGATGGTGGATGAGATCGTCAGATAGCCTCTCAATGTTGTTTTGAATGACTTGGGAAGGCCATGATTTCTTGTCAGTGGTGAGCTGCCTGTGCCAATAGTCAAGTTCAGCCCGTGTCTCCTGTTCAAAGTGATAATCAGGGTCGCGTCTCATACGCTCTTGATGACGGGAATCGGCAATGGCTTGCCTAAACTTTACTCGCCTTGTTTCCTCCATATAGGATCGTTGTGCAGACAAGGTATCCGCATTAATGGTCTGTGTGCCAACAACCATCCCCGCTTTACTTTTGGAGCGAATAACCCAATGAGAGCCTGTGCTGTCACGATCAATATAGAGATCATCACTATTATCAGGAAGGCCATATTCCTTCTTATAAAGTTCATGCTGCTGCTTGAGTATATCATTAACCAAGGGTAGAAAATCAGGCGGCAAATCACGATGGTTGAAGATAAGCATCCCATTATGAACAAAGCTCGTTCGTTCCAGTTCTTTTTTGAGGCTCTCACGAATAACGGTTTCGGTTGCTCCGCGCTCGGAAAGCCGTTCAACCTTTTTTTCAATCATGTAATAAGAGCGTTCATCAACGCCTAAATCATAAGCAATATCCTCAACAAGGCGTAATCTCGCACTGGGTTCAAGCCTTACCTTACGTTTCTCTGTGTCGGGGCGGGAAACCATTTGGGAAGCATCAAGCAAAGCTGCATCACTATCCATACCCAACTCTAAAGCTTCATCATAACCTTCCAGAAATTCCAGCGACTTAGCATCAATGGAAAGGCTATCCAAATAGGCAGGGTTGGAGCTTTTTATATCGCGATAAAGAGCCGCAACAGCTTTGGCATGATCAACAAGCGCACCACCCTTGGCTAAATCTAACAGGGGCAAACGTGCCGCTAGGCCGCTAAATTGTGCTTCCCACCTCTTATTGAGAATATTATTGGAAGAATACCATTTGATACGATCTTGAGTGATAACGGCTAACGCCTGTTCGAGATCTTCAGCTTGGGCAATATAGGCTTCCCACTCGGCTTCTTTGCGTTCCACCACACCATCAATGAGTTGCTGTCGGGTTAGAGTTTGCGTGCCCGTTCCTTTTTCATTAGGAATTTCAACATCTTTCAGGCGGGTAATCCCATTGACATCTTCCAAGGCATCATAGGCCGCGCTCAGGGCAAAAAGCTTTTCGTTATTATGTATATCCAGTGCGGCCTGTGCCTCTTGTATTTTTGCTTGATTTGTAAGAAGAACGGCTTTGTTGGCTTCCGACTGATCCCGTCCAGCCCCTATTCTTGCAGGGGACAGAGAGCCTGTAGTTGCATAATAGGCTGCTCTTTCATCGTCTAGAGTGCCTTCCCGCACTTCCTTGTTGAACTGGGCAATGATGCTCCAATCCTTGTCCTGTTTTTCCTCTCTATGAACACCTCCCGCCTGTTTTATCAAGGTCAAGGCTTGGGTTGGATATTCTTCTCTAAGAGAGCCTTCATCATTGCCTCTATCAAATTCAAGCAGGGCTTTCACCATTTCCTCATTGCCCTGTAGGGCATATTCTTTGACTAGTTCAAAGAGGGCTTGGTTTTGTGAAGCGGGGTCTAGAGAGATAAAATCACCCTGAGTTGCCGCATTGGCAAAGACAAGGCCAGCTACCTCTTGTGGGGTTTTGCCCTGTGAGATGCCATCCTCAATGGTGTTGCGGAAACTATCTGCCAAAGCCGAAGTGAGTTTGTGAACCGTATATTCCACTTTTTGCTGGACATCTTGATTAAGCATGTCCTGCTTGTATGTCTCAGTCTGGCGGTAGAATTGGCCACGGCTCAAATCATTTGGTAAGGTCTCAGAATATTGTTGCCGATATTGATCAAAGGCTGTCGCTAGATCACCACTATTTTTATCAAATTCGGTGTGATAAAATTCTAGAAAGCCACGCTTAAAGTTCGCTGCCGTTGTCTCAGCCAGTAGTAGATTAAGAGCATCTTCCCTTACCCTGATACCATTGGCGGTATTGTTCTTAGCCTCCTCACGTAACTGATCAATTGTCATTTGCTGCCGCTTGGCAATCCACTCTTGGTTCTCTCGGCTGTTTGGGTCGGCTTTGATTTGCGCCTGTGTGTTGGCCAGATTGTTCAGGCCTTGATTGAGATGAGTTAAGGACTGTGCTAGGCGGGTCAAATTACCGCCCGTCTCCACCCGCTGCGCCTGTACAAAAGGAACTCTCGGTACAGGGGCGGGCTGGATGGGGATTTGGGAAAGCGGGTGGAGTTCCTTTCCCGAACCCCACAGACCGCCCTTTGCGCGTTTTGAATTGCTTTCTGCCATATTTATTTAGCTCCTATTGCTTTTCGTTGGATGTGGCCGGAATAAGCGTTCAAGCCTGAACCGAAAGCCTGTATCAAATATGGTGCAAAAGACGGCTTCTCCGGAATGGGGATAGAGTTAATCTGTGATTGGCTGCCTAGCTGCGCCGCCTTCTTCTCGCCCTCTAGATAATGACGGCTCATCTGATGATTGCTATCTAGGGCAGAAGAATTGCGCCCTTCCTGCGCATAAATATCCCGCAGCAACTGGCCAACAGAACCGCCCATAATACCACCAGACGCCGCTGCAACCTCCACCGTTGATGCGGCTTGTGCCGCTTCAATGCCGGTTTGGAACTTTTGTTGGTGACGCGCCAAATCCTCTTGTTGAGCGCGGATGTTGAGGTTGGAATATTGTGTCTCGGCCTGTTGAGCGGCGTTCATAGCGTTGCGCTTGGCAAATTCTTGTTGCGCTGCATATTGAGACTTGGCCGATGAATACTCCATCATGGAGGAAGCAATGCCAAGTCCCATAGAGGCAATGGTAATAAAGTCACACATTTATTTAATCCTCCTTTCAAACTCAATGACAGGGATTTTGGCATGTCCAAATTGTTCAATATGCTTACCCATTTTGAACCCCAGCCATTTCAAATATTCTACGTGAAGCGTGTTGCGGGCATCGACAACATTATAGAGTCGGTCATAATCCTTATGTAAATAAGCCAGCACATCGCGAGAGCCCCGTAAAAAGGAATGTCTGTTGCGCTCAATTTCCTGCGTGCCTATCATGGCGATTGCCCCCTCTCTAGGTACTGTCGGGATAACGCCAAAGATGCCCAAGAGTTTATTCTCTTTAGTGCGAGCGGTAAGGCAAGGTTTGGCATGGGCAAGGGCAAAGAAAAGATTGGCCTCAAGAGATTGCCCCGATATATCTTCAACTTCGCGCCGGTCTTGTGGACGGGCAGAATGGCCAAGGCAAATACACTCAGCTATGCAGCTATAGGTAATTACCCCATGCCTTGTTCTAATAAGCTCCATGATGTGCCCTCCCTGTCCAACGGTAAGAAAGAAGTGAATAAGGGTAAGGGGTTTTTGCCCCAATGGTGAGTTGACAATCATCCGCACGGCTCATGATCGAAACTGTCTTGTCAATCTTGCCTATCACCACCTCACCAACTTTGGCCGTTTTTGTCCCGACTTGTGCGGCTGAGAAGTTATAGATAAACGTCTTGCGATAAGCCCTGTCCAAAGTGACAGTGAGATAGGCACAATTTCCCGTCTCCAACAAAAGATTAGCTACACTAAGCCGCATACCGGCAAGCGCATTGCCATAAGAACCATGATTGTCTGTCGAGCGATGATGGAATTTGGACAAGACACAATAGCTCTCAAAAGCAAAACCAAACAGCACAGGAGCGGTTATGTTGCCCTTGAGGTCTATAGTGTGGCCACTGATGGGGATAGTCTCTAACTCAAGGCCAAATTTGGCCGATGATCCATTAAGTGCCATGACGCCCGCTGCCGAATAGGGGAGCGTGAAGCGGGTTCGGTCTATGGCGGCGTTATAAGTCCCACTCACCTCAACCAAACGGTCAAGCAAAGGCACAAACGGCCACGCCCCCTCATAAGCCTCATGACAATTGAGAGAGAGGATTTCTTGGGTATCACCATGTTTGGTGACAAGAATAAGCTCCTCATCAAAGAATCGCATGGCCTCAATCGGGGCATCAATGATCCATTTCTGCCAAGCTGCCTGTACCTTCTCTTGCCCCACCCATAGCCATTTATAAACATAAATCACCTGCGGCTGTGCCTTGGATACCAGACATAAAATCTTCAAATCATCATCAGCAACCATCAGATGAATATCGCGCGGGATATAGCCCTGAACATGGTCGGTCAAGGTCGGGGCTTGTTTGATACCACTTGCCTCATCAAAGGTGAGTTCATGGACAAAAGAGCCTGAGGGCTTGTCATTGACAAAATAAAGCTTGTCAGCGGCCACAGCTGGTTTGACTTGCGAAGAGGTTTTCATGTTCAAAATAGGCTCAATGGAGACCGACTTTGGCGTGAATAATTCACCATTTGTGGCTAAGCGAAACGGGACAGAAGCGGTGAATAATATGACTTCCCCACCTAGTGGCACAGCGTGATGAATGTCCGATATATCATTATAGGCAATCGCCACATCAACAGGGTCTGTGTCCAAAGGCGTTAACACACTCTCTAGGAAGAAATTGAAAAACTCGCCATTGCGGGACATGGAGATACTTTCGCCTGAATGAAAGCCCATGCGGTTTTTAAAGAAAATCATACCAGAGATTTTATTGCCGACAAAAGACGGCCATGGGTTGGTTTCCAAATCCCCCACCTCACGGCTTGCCCAATCGGCCGGTTTAAAAGTGAATGATCCATTAGCCTCCCGCACCAGAATATGTGGCATGGTGGCGGCATTGATTTTATAAGGGATGTTGGGGGCAAGCGTTTCCTTCCAAGAACCCTCGCCCGTGCCTGATGGATGGTCAAATTTGACATAATAATCATCATATTGACTTTCTTGAGAGCCGGTTACCTTAATGACAAAACCATGTGGGGCTTTGCGTGGTAAGTCGGAAAGGTTGGGCACAGTCCCCTTATGCGCCCTGATGCGGCTGTCCCCGCCTAAAGCGATCAATGCGAAGTCGCCGCCATCTATGCGCCAGATGTGGATCACATTGTCATAGACTGTTTTATCAAAATCTGGAAGGACAAGATTGGTGGCTAAGGTGAGAGCAATATTCGGGGTTTTGATATGTCTCTGCCGCCACTCCGCATCAGTATGTGAGGTTGCGTAAGAGGTACTTGTTGTCGTTGTAGAAACAACCATACCATTAATACCAATCCGATACGTTTCGCCATAATCACCCGTCACTACATGGATTAAGCCACCCGAAAGACCGGCAGGAGAAAGGGCTACTGAGGGCTGGACAGTCACCTGTTTATTGAGAATGAATGTATGGTCGGCAACAGTGAGGGCTTCTAATGTGCTAGATGTTGCACCCGCCAAATAGCCATAGCCATTGGGGGCATGGACAAAATATTTCTTTCCCGTCAAATCATGCACCTCAACGCCAGACGGGGAAATAGTGACGACATATTGCTCACTGCCATCCCGTTCAATCAAATGTGTGACGGCATTGGCTGGCCGTGGCTTATTGATCTTTCCTTTGAACTGGGTCGGACTGCGCGGTACGAGGCCACGAGTGAGGGTTGGAAACTGATTGACGCTCTCCTCACATTGTGAGGTTAATCTGATCTCGCTTGGCTGGCGTGAGACGCCATTAATCATATTGGCTGTGCCGCCTTCTACTCGTATCATACCCGCCTCAAACTGAGTTGAATGGCTGGATTGCCAAGGATATTATAATCAGCGTTCTTAATGGCGGCCTTCTCAAAAGCAGCCTTTGCTCGGCTCAAATTGCGCAATCTTGCATCTGTGATTGCTTGTGCGGCGGGAAAGCTCTCAATAAATTTCTCGGTTGCAAGCGCAATAAAATACCGCCGCGCCACTGAGGGCAGATCGCCCCATGGTACATGCAGCACCACCTCACATTTTACCGGCGCGTCAAAGGTAAATTTCTTTTTTGCCTTGTCATAGAGCTTCATCCCACGCCGGATACAGTCACCACGCTCACTATCAATGCGCAAGATATTATCAGGAATGATGATTTCTTTTGTTTGTGGATCAGGCTTCAATTCATAATCAAATTCTTCATTGAACCAGAAACCCTCCTCCTGTGTGTCGCGGCTCGTTGCCCGCAAAATACTCAAAGCCGTCAAACCGGAAGGGGGCAGAATATCCATATTCTCAACAGGATCTTCCCCCACGCTTGCCAGCATTTCATTGACGGCGGCCAACTCATCAGCCGCTCCTAAAATCTCCATGCAAACTCCTATCTCATTTGTGTAAAAGAAAAGGCCGCACCTCTCTCAAGAGATACGGCCAATTATAGTTTATGGGTCAGTTTTTAAGGATTGGTGGTGACTTCAATAGCCGCCTCAGGGCGCAAAACCCCATGCCCTACCGCAAAGGAGGCAACCATAAAGTCAGACAGAAACCGCGTTTCACGAGATTTCTCCGTCCGCAAACTCATTAACTGTACCGTACCGACGGCGGTATCGTTCATAACATGGAAAGCGGTCTTGGAAAAATCACCACGATGTTTTGCGGGAATGGTGGTAAGTGAGGTTTCATCACTGTCAGGCATGTTGTTTGTTGGCACAATGTTAAGCCCCGCCAACATGCCAATAACACCCTTACTGATAGAGCCATCCCCGCCCCAATCCTTATTAATAAGATCAGGCGTTTGCGCCATGACGTAATAAGTAACAGGGCGTACAAAAACATAACGCCCATTGGAGGGAATGTTTTTCTCATCCAGAATTTGCGCACTCGCAAAGAAAGCCTTTTTAATAAGATCAGCATCCGTCTTGACGTTTGCACCCCCATTAATGACACTACCGCCATCATAACCAGTAAGCGCATTAGTGGAACGAGCCGCCAAGATACCATTGCGGGCAACGTTCTTATCATAAACCTCAGCCAAAGCTTCACCCATCTTGCGGGTAAAGTGACTACGCACTTCATAATGCAGCATGGCCTCATCAAGATCAGCATAAGACACATGCGTTGCAATCTGCCCATCAATGGGGATATTGATGGAAGCGAACGGTACTTTCAAACCTGAAAGCTCCTGCCCTGGGGCGATATATTCGGCACTGATATTGCCCACTACAGGGAATTGTGCCGAAGCACCAGACTGAATGGTACGCTTAACCTGCTTGTCTTCATAGACGGTATTCATGGCATAGGCCGCCAAAATCTCTTGGCTGTGGTCAATAATAAAATTGGCGCGTGGATCACCAGTGAGGTTATTCTGCCCGAAACGGGTAATGTTTAGATTAGCCATAGATTAAAATTCTCCTTCTATGTTATTAATATTATTATTTTTCAAAGTGTTATAGAAAGCAATCAAACGCTTTCCACATAAGGTTTTGGTCAGTTCCGCCCTGTGTAATCGGGCAATCAGCCCCACGACATCACGCCTTGAGAGTGGCTTTGATGGATCAGGCGGCGGGGTCAAGTGGTTGAAACATTGCGCTAGGTCAACCGGCAGAGGCGGTAAGGGTTTTTCAACGGGTAGCGGGACCTGCGGGGGAAGGCCAGATTTGCCACAGCCGCTCAACATCAATGGAATAAAGACAAACATTATCTTCATCCGATATAATTTGTTCAAGATAATCTTCCAATTCTCCTATTCTGGTTTGTTGGTGATCAAGCAAAGCCCAATCAATCGCTACCCGCTCATTATGCTCATTAATCAAAGCGTGGAGCTCATCTAATTGCTTGAGACGGTGCTTAGAGAGGGCATGATATTGCTCGGTCATTTGACTTTGAACGGCTAGTTTGGCTGTCAAAGCATCATTTTTATAAGAGAGGATGACAAGACCAAGCAGGGCAAAAGCCACCCCCATAAACTCAATCACCCTTAAGAGTTGTTTCAAATTCAACAATTTGCTTCTCCTCTTGTGTTGTTAATAAGCAAGACAAAAAGCGGCGATAATCCAAATGTCCAATACCGACATAAGAGCCGTATAAAGCCCCGATCAAAGCCAGACATGAACCCACAACCGCAGCCCCTTGTCCGGTATAAAGGGAATAAAAAGCCACACACCAGCAAAGACCGGTATTTAACCCTAAGGCCAGCTTGGAAGTGCGTCTTGTTGAACGTTCCCTGTTCGCGGTGAACCGCTCACCGCCTCTTGTTGAACGTCTCATGTGATAAGCTTGGACAAGGGATCTTGGCGCACATCAAAGCTCGGACAGGCCTTAGCGGCATATTGGTTATGGCCACTGATCTTTTTGATGGTCGGATAGCGGTCAACGAGCTTTCGACATAAACCTAACAGGCTGCGTTTCTGCGCCTCAGTGCGGGTATCCTTCGGCTTGCCTTGGCTATCAAGCCCGCCAATATAGCAGATACCAATTGTCGAAGCATTATGTCCCTTGCAATGCGCACCTGTCTGATCCACTGGCCGCCCCTGTTCTTGGCTTCCATCAAGCAATATAACATAATGATAGCCAATGGAGCGAAAGCCCCGCTCCTTGTGCCATCTCTCAATATCTTTTGCCGTGAAAGCTTTATGTTCAGGGGTCGCAGTGCAATGTATGATGATCTCATCAATCTTACGCATAAGCGACAATCATAGATTAGAAATCGCCGCACGGCGTGACACTTGCGCACGAAAGGCAGGGTCTTTGGCATAAAGAGGATTTTGATAATCCCGCTGTGCTTCGGCTAAGGAACTGTAAGGCTGTACGCCGCCACCACTTCCCACATTGGGTGCTGAAACAAGCTTCGGTTTGGTGGGGGCTGGTGGATTGGCCGCTTGATATTCTGCCCTAAGGGCTTTGAGAGCAAGCCGTATTTGCCCCACATCACCACTATCAACCGCTTTATTGTAAGCCGCCAGCTGTGTCTCATCCCAAGACTGTAGAGCCCATTGCTGCATCTGGCTCAAGGTTTCACCGCCACCAACTTCATCAACAAGGCTCTGATTGGCACCCTCAGCTTGCGCTTGAAGATAAGCAATATAACCCTCAGCATCGGCTTTTGAGACACCAAACTTCGCCAGCTTCTCTACTTCACTATCAGGAATAGTACCATGTTCGAGCCAATGTGTCTCCAACAAGCCAATATCAAGACCTGCCTCATTGGCAAGCTCTTCTGCTTGGGTTCCGGTAGGTTGCTGTTCCGCCTCCGGTTGCGCCTCGGTTGTCTGGCCGCCGCCCTCAATAGCAAGCCGCGCCGCATCATCAGGATTGTTGAACTTTTCGCCCTCTTGGGTAGCCCCTAATATATGCATCTCCGACATGATCAAGCAACCCTCGTTTCAACACTAAAGCCATTAACCTCTCGAACAAAAAATTTCTTACCTCCTCGTTCTACCAATACGGCCTCTCCATTACGGGTCGCCTGTTCAATCTTTTGCTCCAAAGTCTGCTTCTGCTCTTCTTTGGTTTGCTTACCTACATTTAAATTTGACATATTTATTCTACTCCTTGGTTTTTCTTGAATTAATTTTTGTCTATTGTTAGTCTATTGCCCTGTATTTTAATTTTTGGAGATTTGAGATGAGTGATAACGCAGCCCTGCTCAAAACTCTTCACGCCGTGGAAGAGTCAAATAAGGCAATTAATAAGACCCTGATTGCTATTCTTGCCCATCTTGCCCGTATGGAGGAAAGAGAATATGGGGCAAGGGATAACAATGGAGGAAATACTCCCATGGATTATGGTTGGTGCGTCAAAGCGGCGCACACTATCATTAATCATGTGGCCGAAACTCCTCACTCTGGGGATTAAATATCTACTTTAAGCTGGTAAACTTTATCAGTGTCCAGCTCTGCGTCCCCTCTCAAAGTGTTTAATATATTACCCACCTCTCTTAAAATGCCGGTAATGTTGCGGGATGTATATCCCTGTAGTAATTTGACGATTACACAGGCTACAGGATACTCACTTCTATGTGCTGGCACACCTGTCACCAGCCATTTGGCAGTCTCGCACTCAGCTTCAAAGGCGCGTTTGAGTTCATTAAGATTATTCGTCATGTTTATTCTACTCCTTGATTTTGTTGTTGCATTTGTTCCTGCGCCATGCCGCCTAATTGATCAACGACGTTGGGCGCGACTTGTTCAGCCATAGCCATTAATTGCTGTTGTTGCTGCATCGCGGCAATTTCCTCTGCACTCATCAACAAGCCATCCGTTTCAATATTGAGGCCATTGGCCAATCTTAGCGCGATTTGATCCCATTTGAGGCTTTGCGCAGCAGGGGATTGCTGGACAATCTCTAGAAACTGCATCAGATTTGATAGATCATTGCCACGCCCCAAAGCATCCATGCCGGTAACAACCTTTGGGCTGGTCATGTTCTTTGGTAATTGCGGTAGTGAACCGCTGGCCTCAAGACCCGCAATCTGGATCAAGGCTAGGGGAAGCTGTAATTCAACCGACAAAAGCGAATAAGTCCCGCCTAACGTGTCCTCAAGCTCACGCGCCATATAGCGGATTTCCTCCGCCGTCACCCGCTCGCCCGAGCGTTGAATGGCCGTATTCATCAAAAAGGCAAAGCTCAAACTCTGCTCTAATTTATCAACCATCTCCTTAGCCACGCGGAAATCATTATAACGCTCAATTTGCAAGAATGTGACTTCATCCCTTGTGCCAATAATTGGTTCACCATTTTGTGCGCTTACCAAATCCTTAGCCGTCAATGTGCCATTGGGGTTAATCAATGGGATAACGCGGCTGGCAATGGCGACAAATTCGCGCAATGATTTTGACAAGGTTTCTAGGTGAACCAAGTCCCCTAAATATTCCTCAATCAAACCACGGCCATAACTCTCACCATCAACCTTATTGTAACGCAGCACCAGAAAGGGCAGCTCATCAGGAGAAAATTCCCCTTCTGTCCCTTGCAGGATAGCCCCACCCGCCTCTTGATAGACGCTGTAAGATCCCACCTCATTAAGACCCACATAAGTATAAAGATCAATAAAATCATCATCTTGCTTTACATTGGCTGTAGAATTTGAATGGGTCATATCTTGGGGGATTTGGACAGCAATCGCTTCCGGCAAGGCTTTGCGTGATACGCGCTCAACCCCTACCCACTCCATGATCTGGCCAATAGGGTCACGACTTACAACATAATTATCCAGCCGATAAACCCGCGCCCGCCCCTCTGGGGGCACATAAAGGGTCGCATTGCCACAAACCACCAATTGACGAAACACTCCATAAAGAGAGGAGCGCAAATTACGCGCCTCAAAATCAGCAATGATCCGGCGCACATATTGCGAAAAGGCTTTGTCAATTTCATCCTTGACGCCTTCTTGTTCAGCCATTTCCATTGCCGTCATCGCATCCACCTCCATTTTGAGGTAAGGTGCATTGGGTGGGAATAACGCCATCAGTAATTTAGCCGACAAATTATTCACCCCCCGCGCCCCGATAGATTGCTCTGGCGTGATGAAAGGAGAAGAAGCATTTGTCCCATCAGGCGGGAGTAATGTGGGAATGGTGAGTTTGGCACATTGCCGCCCCCTATCTAAATAAGGGCGGCGTTCATTTTCCAACTGTTGATAACGGCTCTTTGCCGTCAATAATTGTTCACTGCTCATACACTCACGCCTGAGGGTGGTTTAGCTCCATCTGATCCCTTCTCAATGCGCAGCGGGTTCTTGCGCCGCAATCGCTTAGCCTGATCATCCTTCTTAATCGCTACCGGCTCAGGCGGTTTTTCTGGTGCATCAGGGGCTTTGGCGACGACAGGAGGCTCTGGGACTTTGGTTTTTTTAAACATGCACATCAGTAGCAGAGCTCCTTTCTGTTTGTTTATTGTGAAGGGAAATAAGGCGATTGATGAGGTGACGTGCACCAGCTTCCATCCAAATATCCCGCTCACTCATATGAGAGCGGGGACAGCGTTCAGGATAGGCAGCATCCAGCCACCCAATCAGAGCGGGGTCTAGCGGCGGTGCGCCGCGTTTTAAATCATAATCTTGTGTCAATTATATCTCCTTATTTGGGTAAATGAGTTGTCTAAACAATTTTTCTTTCGAGCTATCATTGGTAAAATGCCGATCAAAAAACATGTCCTCTAATTGCCCCTCGCTCTCATGCTTGCTTGGGATTGGGGCTAGGGGACGGTCAATGCGCCAAACCTCGCCGCCTTGCTCTTTGATCGCCCAATATTCATCCACAAAACGAACATCATCAATGACAACAGAGCGGCCAACAATGGAAGGTGGTTGCAGTGCTATCTCAAGCCATAAACGCGGCTGGACAAGCTTGCGCCCCCAATCCGTGCCCAAACTCTGGCATAATTCACGAAAGCTTCTGCCCCCTAATTCAGGAATGGTTTTTTCCTTATCCTCTCTCATGAGACGTTCAACATGCGGGCGGGGAAGCCCCACGCTAATAAGCAATCCTTCCAGCATGAATTTGATAGGCTGGGAAATAGAACGATGCTCAAAGCCGAAATTATGAGCCATAAAGGCCGCTAATGTGGATTTGCCAGATTGCGGTTTAGGGGAATAAATGCCAATCAGGATAGGTTTTTGGGTTGCCAATAGATCGGCCTCCTTTCTTTGTAATTGTAATCTTGTGTTCGCAAAATGCGTGCCACGCGGGCGGTTGTGAGAGCGGCTTTTTCGTCAAGCCCTGCTTTTGCATAAGCCTCAATAATGATCGGCCACCAATCAATCGGGGCAGCACCACTTAATAATTTAGCAGCCTTCACCGCCCCTACCTGCGGACAGCCGCCATAACCATCAACAGGGTCACCGGTGAGGATTTGAATATGAAAGCTATAGTCAGCCGCCTGTTCATTGATTTCTTCTGGCTCATCCATTTTGTTAGGATTGAACAAAATGCAGGGAATGGTGCGCAAATCCTTGTCAGACGAGACAACAATCTTATCTCCTTGGATGACTTGTCGATTGGTTGCCAGAATGCCCAACACATCATCCGCCTCTAAAGTGGGGCGTTCAAAGAAAGTGTAGTCCTCACGCACATATTGGCGCAAGGGTTGTAGCAATAGTGGCCTTTGCGTATCCTTGCGATTGGCTTTGTAAGAGGGCATAATCTCCTTTCGGAAATTGTCCTTGTCCGACAAGGCGACAACCACCTTGTCGGCATGAAGCTGCGATTGAAGCTGGTCTAGTGCCGCATCAAAATTTTGCTTGGCTGCATCCAAATCCGCCGCCAATCCCCACTGTCCATCACCAAAATCCGCCGCTGTCTGCGCACTCAGTGCCGCCTTGTATATAAAAATATCACCATCAATGAGGAGAGTTGTCATTTATAAGCTCCCCTTCTTCAAAAGGCTCTAACTCAAATACCCGCGCCGGAATAATCTCACCAGCCCGTTTGATGGTCGCCTCTTTTGCCTCCTCATAATTCATAAATCGCCGCGCCGTGTTCGGATTAGGAGACCACGCAAAACGATAAAACGGGTCGGTCAAATAAAGTCCCTGCTTGTCCTTGACGATGTAATAGACATAATCCTTAATCATGTGCCGTCTGCTGTTCTGAGGTAGGCGGCTGTGAGGTCAATGAGGTTGGCGGCGTCTTCCGCATGGATCTGATACCACTCACCTTGTCTCTCCACCCCTTGATAAAGCGTCGATAACGTTCTTTCAGCCTTGCAGACATCCAAGAAATACCGGTAGTAATGTAAAAAATATCCACGATTTGGATCTCCTGTTTGATAGGTTCTCAACCTAGAATTGATATTGGTGGTACGCCCAATCTTGACAAAGGGCGGCCACGCCGGATTGGTGATGACATATAAATAGCCACCACCCTTGTTTCTTCGGGTTTCTTTGGCGTTCCCTGTTCGGGCTTGCGCCCTCACCGCCTCTTGTTGGGTTTCTTTCATATGATTTAGTGTGTTTCACACCAGTTTTTGCCAATGGCGGCATTGCCTTTGAGGGGACAAGCAAAGCCTAAATCCTCACCCGCTTGTGCTATGGCTTGCTCGGCCATCCCTGCCACGCTCTCAGCATATTCAGGCTTGACATCAATCTGCCACTCATCATGAATATTGGCGCAGAAACCATATTCACAACCATGAACAAAACCCCGTTCAGCCAAGGATTGATCTAAAATAACCAAAGCTTGCTTCATGATGATTGCCCCTGCCGATTGCAGCAAGGTATTCAAGGCCGCATGAGGAGAACGGATGTTAAGCTTGCCACCATCCAGCCCGATCAAAAAGCCCCGCCTTGCCTTTTGTCTAACCTTATTAATCAACTCATTAAGAGCCGGTAAGGCGGCAAGAAAAGAGGCTCTCGCCTGTTTGCCACGGGTAATAATCTGTTTTTGGCTGCCCGTCGCGCCCATGGTGAGACCCAACTTCTCGTCCCCAGCACCATAAAGGAAGGCGTAGAACCATGTCTTGGCTATGTCACGGCCGCTTACTTCTCGGGCTTCAACCGGATAAAGTTGTTTTGGGTCAAGCCCCAAAGCCCGTGCATTGACAGAATGCATGTCTGTGCCAAGGGATTTGTCACCGCTCAAGATGGTTTCAATGTAAGCCCCTTGATCATATTTCGCCATATAGCCAGCTAAGCAGCGCAACTCTAGGGCATCCGCATCACAACCCACAAGAACATATCCTTGAGAGGCGGTGAATAAAGACCGACAATCTTCACCAAAGGGCGCACCATTGGTTGGCACTTGCGCCATATTCGGGTTTGAATGGGTCATCCGCCGCGTCACCGCGCCAACACTCATCACCGAACCATGAATACGCCCTGCCTTTTCACGTTTCAACCACGCCTGATTACCCTCTGCTACCTGCCCAATCCGCTTGGTAAGCATCATGTAACGGCTCAACAGGGCTGCCTCACTATAGGGAAGCTTTGATAAAATACTCTCATCAAGCTTGGGGCTTCCGGAAGGGGTGAACTCTTGTGGTTGCCAACCATATTTCAGCTTCAAACGGGAAGCGATATGGTGGGTTGAATTGGGATTGAACTCTATATATTTGATCTTTTGATACAGACTTCCTTTCTCATAGATTGTCTTTGTTTTCTTAACGTGACGGGTTCTTTTACACTCAACAACATCCCCATCAGGAGCAAACCAAGGGCAGAAGATTTTTCGTAACTCTCCCTCTAGCTCCTCTCTTTCTTTCAAAAGCTTGACATAAAGAGCCTCAGCCCCTTGCCGATCAAAGGCAAAACCCCACGCTTCTTGACGCGCTAATATCTGCGCTACCTCCATCTCTAACCAAACAGATTTGTCTGATATGGGGATCAAAGGTACATCATCGGGATGCTGGCGGCGGGTCAAATAATCATGACGCATTTTTTTGTAATGCGTATCGTACCCTCGCCAAACATGTAAGGCTTTGTCATATAAAGCATGGGTAACCTCGACATCCTGCTCACAATAATCCTGCATGTCTTGGCTCCACGAACCCCAAGGATCTAAGCCTTTTGCTTTCATTTCTGCCGCATAATCACCTTTCCATTTGCCAAGGCGATACCCGAAAGCCTCTAATGAATAACGACCAAGAAACTTCTTTGGTAGCTTGCCCTTTTTGACAAGGGCATGATCACTCTCATCAATGGAAGGCCAAAATAGCCGCGACAATATAAGCGTATCCAGTACCTTACCCCTTGGGGCAAAGGCGGGATAGATTTTTTGCAATGCCGGTATGTCAAACTTGATGATATTATGGCCGATAATCTGCTCGGCTTGAGAGAGAAGCTTTATCCCTTGTGGGATTGTGTCACCATGTAACGACCAGACTTGGCCGCTTGTTACATCTTTGAGAACGAGAGAATGGATGGTATCTAAAGTGTCGAGAAGCCCGTTTGTTTCACAGTCAAACAGCAGCTTCACCAAATCTCCTTATTTTTTTTCACTTTATTCAATGCAGCTTGTGCCTTGTTTTTAGCCTTAAGTGCTTGTGTATCTATCAAGTAATTTAGAGTATCGCGGGTGGGTCCCCAATCTTCAGGCAAAACACTCAACAAACGCTGCGTCCGATGTATGATTTCAACACTCTCTTGAATACGCTCTAAAGCTTGGTGGAGGTAATACATGTCCATGTTAGCCATTTTTCAAATTGTCTCCGCAAATTCAGAAAGTTTCTGTTGTGTTACTAAAATCATAGGTTTCTCCTTTTTCAAATGGATCTGTCAGAACCTCACTCAACCGCCCCGTTTCCGGATTATAATCAAGCCAGCCCGCCTCACCTGTTTCACCAGTGTAGCGGTTCTTCAAAACCCGCAAAGTTGTGATGTTTTTCTGTTCTGATTGCTGGTCTCTCTCTGCACCAATCACAAAATCCGACAATTGGGCAATGCCCGCCGAACCGCGCAATTGCGCCAAAGACGTTCTTGCCCCGTCCTCATGCCCCTTATCACCTTGTGGGCGGCGCAAATGTGAGACAAGCAGAATGGCAATATTGAGTTCCATTGCCAGTGATTTTAACGCCGTCATAATATTGTCAATCAGACGTCTTTCTTCACCCTCATCAGCACCTGAAACAATGATCGACAAGTGATCAAGAATGATGATTGAACACTCACAACCCGCCGCCATATAACGGATACGGCTGGTGATATTGTCAATATCAGTCGAGCCAAAATGATCATAAAGATAAACCCGCCCCGTGCCTAAAGTTGCCTCAAAGCCCTTGCGTTTCTACTCGTCTGTCAGATCGTTCCACAGCGTGTGTGCGGGGGCATCCAACGCCAAGCCAATCAAGCCCTGTGCCGTGCGCTTGACATTTTCTTCCAGCATGATCATGCCGATTATATGGCCTTGACTGATAAGATGGTAAGCAATCTCACGCACAATCGAAGATTTTCCAATCCCGCTACCTGCCGTGAATGTCCACAACTCACCAAGCCTGATCCCTAATGTCATGTTGGACAGGTTAGAAAAGGGTAGCGGGACACCTTGAAGATCATCCTGTGTGCGAAGCGTTTCCCACATATCCGCTCCGGCAACAATACCATCCGGCCGGTACGCCTTGGCATCAAAGATTGACTGCACAATCTCCGAACCGCGCCCCGCCATCAGCATCTCATTAGCATCTTTCAAAGGTAGCTTGGCAATCTTTAGCTTACCCGCCTTGAAGCCTAATGTGGCACAATCCTCAACCGCAAGACGCCCCGCCTCGTCATTGTCAAACATCAAGACAATCTCTTCAAAACCATCCAGCCACTCAAAGGCGTTCTGCAAAGCGCGTTTCGCGCCCTTGGCACCGGTTGGCAATGACACAACAGGCCATTTATTGCCCTGTACTTGGGAAACCGTTAGCGCATCAATCTCACCTTCGGTAATGGTGACGCGCTTGCCGCCATCACGCCACAGATGCTGTCCGTAAAGTCCTGCCCTTTTGGCATCACCAATAAACACAAAGTCCTTGTTCGGCAGCCGTATCTTCTGAGCTATAATCTTGCCCGTTACATCTCTGTAGCTGGCAATCTGAACCCGCTCATCCTTGTAGGTTGAGGCTGTGTAACCCCACTTCTCACAAGTCTCTTGGGTGATCTTGCGGCGGCTAAGCTCTATCGCCCGCCCCACCGGTATTAATGTGTGATTGCTAATTGTGTTTCTCCTTGGTTGTGTTGTTTCTCCATCCCCTTTCTCCCAATAGCCGCAGCCAAAACAATAGCCATGTCCATCTGAATAACGGGCAAGATTGTCTCGGCTGCCACAAGAGGGGCAGGGTTCATGATGAAGAAGTGTGCTCTCACTCATCATGATTGTTGAACCAACATATAGCGGACATAAGATTGCCCTGTTGAATCCTTGCGCCACTCCGCTTTGATGTTGTAACCTTGTCCACGTAACTCACTGATACGCTTGGGCAAAGCGCGGCACCGCCATAAAGCTTGAGCTTTCATATTGGTAATGGAATGTCCCGATTGAAGATGAGAGAGGATCAACTCTCCCATCGGTTGCTTGTTGAGGGGGCGGCTCATGCCACAGCCTTTAGTTCTTGCGGAATTTGTCCACTCAAATATTCAAGACCTTTTGGCGTGATATAAGTTTGTGGTTTGGATTTCTTGCCATCCGCATAGGTTGCGCTCTTGACAGTGAAGAACCCACGCTGGATAAATTGCTGATAAGGAACAAGAATACCACCCTGCCGATGTAAGAATTTACCTTCCATCCACCAGATGAAGAGCTTGGGGCGAAAGTTCAAAGCACGTCCGGCATTTTGCAAACAATAAAGACCCTCGGAATTAACAAACTCTTCCCATGCTAGGGCTTTTGGCTTGACATCTTCTAATTCCTCAGAAAGGCGATCCAGCTTCCGGCTTACCGATGCAATGGCATTAGCTAAAATATCTTCACGCGCCTCTACCCGTTCTTCACCCATAATATAAGAACCATCCTTGCGAATGGCGGGCAACACATCATGCGTCACCCAACGTTTGAAACGCTTGGCCTCCGGTTTGCGCGAACGGAAAATTAGATTATAAATACCAGCCTCAGAAATGATGACAGCTTGTTGTGTGCCGCCACCTACTTTATGTTTTGAAAGGGGATCGGTACTAGCGACCCCCTTTTCATCATCATCTAGGGCAGATAGTGCGTCATTATGGTTGGATAAACCTAACGCGCGGCATACATCTTTTCCTACAAACCATGGTGAACCTTCTTTATTGATAACCCGCACGGGGTTTTCGTCAAAATCAAAGACGTTGATATTGTTACTTTTGGTCATGTTATTCACTGGAATAATATTACTCATGATTTTTTCTCACTTTTTAACTTGTTTAGATTTATTTTTCTGTACAGCCACCGCCTCAATCGCTTTCAGACGAGAGGCATCCGCTGGCTCTTCCAGCCAGCTTGCGGGTATGGTTTTATCAGCCCATAAAAAGCCACGCTTGTCACACCAATCCGCATAAGTGGTCTTGGATTTAGTAGAGAGTGTGTTGTTAGGGCGTTGAAACACAAAGCGAATATCAAGTGCTGGGTAATCTTGTTGAATGAGAAGATGCTTTGTCCTATCCGCCATATCAAAATAGCCCTTGGCCTCAATGATAATGCCATTGGGAAGAACAATGTCCGGCGTATAGCGGTGAGGGATACGGGATTGATAGCGTATAAAAAAAGGCTCATAAAGAGCCTCAATATTCAACCGCTGCAATTGTTCCAGCAAATCATCTTCAAATTTTGAACGCCGCCCTGTTGCTGTGCGCCTGTACCGACTAAAAATCGGCTTCGTCCTCAACACTCTCATCAGTTGTTTGAGACGCCGCATCCTCTGCCTCAATCAAATCATCAGCACTCCAACCATCATCCGCACCCTCAAAGCCATAATAATCAGCCGAACGCGCTCCGCCTTTGGTCACCAGTTCAAAAATCTGTACCGCCTCAATACGCAAGGTTAGCCCATATTTGCCGGTTGCGGGCATAAAGTAAGGATTGATGGTGAAGTTGATACTCGCTACTGTACCACCCCAAACTTCCAGATTGTGACTGATCAGCTTTGGAGGTTTGCCACTATCAAATAAAGGCGGGCGTGACACTGTCCATTTTGTCTCATCCTTGCGCTTGCCCGCCGCCCTGCGGGTGAAACGTACCTCAACCTCGCCCGTCGGCTCCTCCGTCTCCTCATCATAAACCTGTGAATAAGCCGGATTGGGGATAATTTCACCAATCTTCTTGCGTGTCTCAATCTTCAATTCCTTGAACTCGGCAGCAGCCTGTGCCTTGGCCTGTTCCATCAATTCATCAAGCTTGGAGAGAAAGGCCTTGACGTTCTCATCGCGGCCATCAAGAATAAGAGACGTCCGATAGGCGGGTCGCTCAGGGTCAAACTTGCCGTCCGGCTCATTAATGCGTGGGTATTTTAATACGCCGCGTGGGGTGGTGATCTTAATCTGCTTAGTCCTATTATTATTCGTTGACATGTGTTTTGTGTTTCCTTTCAATCAGCGATATTGTTTATGTTGTTCAATAAGTTCAGCCAGTTTGCTCAAGCCTTTTGGCGTGAAGCGTAGCTGTGTGACATCGTTCTTGTTGCCACAGTGATCACGGTAATCTCTAATAGAATGCACCAAGAAACCTGAATCCAGCAGCGGGGCATAGGCCACCCAATAGCCACCTATCTTGCGCTTGTAGATCTATCTGCTTTTCTCCAGAAACTGCGTGAACCAACCACGCTTGACACCTAAAGTCTTGGCTGCGTCCGTCAGACAAACCGTTCCCTTGATCTTTTGAATGCGGGTAAGTATGGCATCCAGAGTGCTAATCTTCTCCTCCTGCTGGTGAATAATTGCATCCTTGCGGCGGTTCTCAATATAAAGGTGATCAACAACAGCAGAGATAACTCTTGGATCAGAACCATCAATCTCAAAGGTTTGTTTGGCTTTGGCTTGCCTCTCACACTCTAGGAAATATTTCCGCGCCTGTTTGCCACGCTCGTTCCTCTCAACCATCGAAAGCTCTTTTGCCATGTCAAGGGAAAGCGCGTATTCCTTAGCGGGGCGACCGCCGGTACTTTCGCTCAAAAATGATATAAAGTCTTTTCCCTCTTCAAATTCATAATCTTGAATGCGGCGGGCAATCCAGTCTTTAAAATGTGTTGGCACTTCAAGAAACTTATGCAAGTCTCTTGCATTAACTGTCTGAATTTCATTATTCCCGACCCATCCATATTCAACATCGGGTAGATTGTTATTGTGATCATAATTTGTAACTTGATAATTCATGTTTATTTCTCTCTATTGTTTGTATTCAGGCTTGATATTTTGATTTGAGAGAGGTGACATCAATGCCTTGCTCCATCAGGGTTGTTTCTAAATCTAAGGGCAAGTAACGCTGCCCTCGCTTCAAAAGCCGCTTGGCCTTCTCCACTTCCCAATTGATGAAGGCGCAAGTCTTCCCGCGCCCGTCATCACTAAATGACGTTCGTTTTTTCATCTCGGTTTATTTATCCTTGATTGTGAGAGGGCTAGAGCTCGTGACGCATGTAATCATGCAGCGCACGGTAATGCGCCTCTCGGCCTTCGTTAGAATGTAAGATGTTATTAGCAACCGTGAAGGCTTGCCCAACATCCAGCCCGTGCCGCCTTGCATAGGCTAACATCGTCACGCCAAAGGCCGCCGCCTGTACCTCACGGCCTCTATCAGACGTCCTATCAAGCTGCTGTAGAGAAGCCTGAATGACATCATAAGAAGATACATTATTAAGAATGTCTGTATCAATTGACGACATCTGGCTTCCTCCAATTGCGTACCCGCTTACGATTACGCCTCTTTCTCTTGCGTCGTCGCGGCGGTGGTGCTTCATCATCCCCACGATCTCCACCATTTGGAGGCGTTAGAGCGGTGCTCGGCCAACCTAATTGAGAAAAGATATTGTCTATGATAGAGCCTACCTTGTTAATCTGTTCATCATCTAGATTGGCTTGGAGAAAGGCCACCCCATCCATGGGAAAGGTTTTTGTTAGATATTGTCCATTTTCAAAATGGGTGATTTGATAAGAAATCTGCACTATTCATACCTCTTGATAAATGTTGAGAATGTTTGGGAGTGATCAGCGTTGGACAGCGTTGATCGAACGAATTATTCACAAGGAAGGGGTAATTGCCCATCAGGCAAAAAAGTACTTGCTTGTTAGCACTTGAGACAAATCCAACCCACCTACAAAAGGCGGCTCTTCCTTTGTCTCAAATTGCTTGAGTGGACTATCCTCCTCATAGAGATTGATAAATTCTTGCCGCAGAATTTTAGCCAGTTGCTCCGCTTTAGCCGCCGTTGTGCCAAAACTGTCATGGATCATCGCAAATTTGGTAATGCCTTGATCAACAGATCTATTGACTGTCATCATCAAGGCACAGGCATCAAGCGAATGAACAAAATTAGGGGCGAACCCGTTAACCTGTTGGTTGCGGGCAGGTTTATCTCCGTTCGGTATTTCCAAGCGGGGTTGAAATTTTTTGCCAAATAATGTTGTCTCAATCCGAATACTATTCATCTGCATGTAATGCTGCACCACCGGAAAGCCTATCGGCGTCACCCATGAAACCGCTTCACCACGCCTCATCGCCGCTTGTGCTACGCCGCGCAGCCACTTCATCGCCAATTTAGCCGAAACCACAACCTCACCGATGGATTGCCAGACAAGCTTCGCCAAATAATTACAGGCAGGGTGGATTTCCTGCTGCTCATAAGGCAAAGTCCCACGTTCGTGCACCGCAGCAAGGACATAATCCATACAGGAATGAAACGTTCCCCCATAAGGCAGCACCATCACCGGCCGTTTGGTAATCTTGCGGTCAATGCCAAAGTCAAGCCAGACTTGCGCCCACGCCTGATATTCTGGATTGTCCTCATCACATTGACTGGCCGCTTCACGCAACTTGGTCATCACGCGCTCGGCAACCGCCCCATAAATGTCCTGTGGCTTGTCACTGGGGATAAGATTAACCGCCTTGCCCGCTACCGGATCACGCAGCATCGCCGAATAATGCTGCAACCCATTACAAGAACCATCCATGGCAATAGCCAAATGGCTAATAAAAGTCTCTCCCTTTGCCTCACATCGCAAAAACTCCTTCCACTCAAAGCAAAAAGCCAAGAAACAAAACGGGCTGTCGGCTTCTGTCCACCATAAATCATCCAACGGCTCGCAAGCCGTCTCAATAATACGTTGCTCATTACCCTTAACCCATTGAATACGCTCACAAAACGCAACCTTGTCCAGCCCAAAACAATTCGCCCCATGAATAGAAAGCCAGTCGCGGGATTGTTGGTCAAGAATGGGATCACCCTCGCCAAATTGCAAAAGTCCCTTGGCAAGATCTGTGCCTTGTGGGGTAAGATGTGAGGGAATGGTATAAATGCGGCCACGAAAATCCAAAGAGTAAGGAAAATAAATCTTGTCATATTTTCTGAATTCCTGCGCTATCTTGATTGTCTTCCACGCTTGCAAACGTTGCATCTTGCTCTCAATATTACCGCGCCATATTCGCCCTGCCTCTCTGCTCCATGCCACCTTGGCTTCTTTATTTGTGGCAATGTCATGCGGCTTGGCCGGTAATTCCAAAACGCGATTTGGCAAGCCCGCCAGTCCCGTACCTAAATCCATCAGATAAAAAGCCACATCCAAAACTTGGGTATTAATCGCCCAAGGCGTCCTTTGCAGCGCATTAACCATCTTGAAGATAGGTGACAAATCCGCCTCACTCAACGCCTTCCTATGTGCGCTTGAACGGGTTTTGACAAAATTAATCGGATAGGCAAAAGCTTCCCCATGATAACCGCCACTTTGCAAACCATCCCAATCTTTCGGCGGGATGATACAGGGCAAATATTCCGGCATCAGTATCTCTTGCTGGCCGTTCAGACTGTCTAGCCATTTGTCAAAACGCTCTGTCGGTACAAGAATATAAATCATCTTCTTGAACTTGCGTTGTGGCCGCACCTCAAACAGCCCCGTTGATTGACACAATAATTCAATCAGTTTCAAACCAACAGTCGTCTTCTCAGACAAGCTCCATGACTGCCAAGCCAAACCTGGATCATCCATGTGACGCCGCACGGCATCTTCCAAAACATTTTTGGCATAATGAGGAGAAGAGTTCTTGCTTTGAAATTCTTTGGTATATTTACCAATCGTCTTGCCTAAATCACCTTCTTGTCCCTTGAAATTGCTCACATTATTCTCAACGTTCAGATACTCTGCCAACCTCACCGCCAACGGCGTCAATTCCTGTGCACGAATTAACCCATCCATCACAATCTTCACCGTCATGAACGCCACTACAGGGATTTCCAGCCCCGCCAACAGACGGATAGCACTATGCCGACGTCCGGCTTTGCCCGTCTTGGCCTGTTCAAAGAACGCTTCCAAAGCCCCAACCAGTGGCGCAATCGCCGCATCCATCGCCGTGCGGACACTCTTGGTATCAGTTGCCCGTTTCGCTCGCGTCCACCTCTCGTAAGAGTCCCGAAATTTATCCACGCCCAAGCGTGCCATACGGCTCTCTAAACGTAACTGCTCTTCATAAAGATCTTTTTCCATGATCACCCTTTTGTGATGTAAAATTTGGACAAATAAAAAGCCGCTCAAACGTCAGCCCATAAGGCCACGTCTGAAACGGCTTGTTTTGTTAGTGATGTTTTACTTTTAAAAACTTGTTATGCAGAAAACAGCTTGATAAATATCAGGTGACGGCTGGTAATTTCTCTGGTCTAGTTACGGGCGAAGACTATTCAAACAATCCTGTAGGAATGGTCTTTTCCCGAAACTAAACATGGAGATTTATATGAATATACGAAAGCACTTGTTCGGTGCAGCTATGAGGTTGAATGGTCAAAAAACTAATCAATCTTATTAGTGGAGGAAATATCGAATTAGGTACTATAGCCTTAATCGTCTTTTTCGTTATTGCCCCACAGGCGATAAACCACTACTCCGCTGCGCTCTTGAACTTGGTACAAGCTGCGAACATCGTTCGTAACTGGTTCAAATAGTCCTCTTGCATATCAATTAAATTATCAGCCGTCACCTCATCTACAAAACGAATCAGTACCTCAAAAGGTTCATAAAAACCCATTTCCGTTCCGTTCGTTCCGCTAATTCCGTTTATTCCGCTAGATAATGCCGTCTATTCCGGCTATTACCGTCTATTCCGCATAATCGTGAGTTTCACATGCGCTCAAGATTCTTTGCTATCGTTCGTCTTCATCATGTGAAAACCCTAACGGGTTTCACATGCGCTCACTGTAAAACTAATTACTGCGTGTGCGCAACAAAGGAGAACGTGGCGTCATATCTTGGTTCATTTGATCTCTCAATGGCGTCGGATAAAGGCCGGTAAAATAATGGTCAGTAAATTGCGGATGGGCTTCATCTCTCACCCGCCCCCCCACGGCGCGATAAAGCCCGTCAATAGACAAAAATGCCAATGAATCAGCCCCTAAATAGGCGCACATTGAGGCCAAATCCGGATATTGATTGGCTAATAATTTCTGTGCTTCAGGCGTATCAATGCCATAAAAATCAGGATAAAAAATCATCGGGCTGGCAACGCGGATATGAACTTCTTTAGCTCCGGCATCGCGCAGCATCTCGACAATCTTCACAGAAGTTGTGCCGCGGACAATGGAGTCATCAACCAAAATAACCCGCTTATCTTTGATAACCGCACGATTGGCTGAATGCTTCAGCTTGACACCAAAGGCACGAATTTGCTGGGTTGGCTCAATAAAGGTACGGCCAACATAATGGTTGCGGATAATGCCCAGCTCAAACGGAATGCCGCTATCCTGGGCATAGCCAATCGCTGCTGGTGTGCCGCCATCGGGCACAGGCACCACAACATCGCCCACACAAGGAGCTTCTTGTGCCAGATTTTTCCCCATGTTTTTGCGTGTTTCATACACGTAGCGTCCGCCGACAATAGAATCAGGACGAGCAAAATAAACATATTCAAA